CAGGTGCAACTTTTGCTGATGTGTATCCAGCAGCTGCTTCTACTCAAGGTTTAACTCTGATCAATACAACTAGTTTTAGTGGAGTAACCAGCGTATCTTTACCAGCAAGTACTTTTACTACAACTTACGATAGATATTTAATTCAAGGCAACTTAAGTTGTGCTAATGCTGCAGTTACTGTCAATGGTAGATTGCGAACAGCAGGAACAGATAATTCAGGAACAATCTATAATTATCAGTACATTTCAGCAGGTGGAGCTGGAACTGGCGCTGCGCGTGGGCTTAGTCAAAATATTATTGCTGATATGGGTGGTTATTATGCCACCGCAAATAGAGATAACTCATATATCAATATTGAAATCCGAAAGCCTGCACAAACGGATTACACAACAGGTAAATATGACTACACTACTATTTCAGAGGGCGCTTTGAATTGGAGCTCTTATTTCTTTGGGACAACAGGAACTACCTCATTTGATTCTTTAAGTTTAATTGCAAGCGCAGGAAATTTTTCAGGCACAATTTCTTGTTACGCATACAACCTTTAAGGAGTAATGACAATGACTAAAACTGAAACAATTAAAATACAAGACGGAGACCAAGTTATTGAATTAACTGGTGCTGACAAAGAAGCATTTTTGGCTGATAGAGAAGCATCATTAGAAGCCAAACGCCTACTTGAAGCCGAGTATGAGGCAAAAAGAACTGCAAGAGCAAACGCAATAACCAAACTTGCTGAAATTGCTGGTTTAACAGAAGAAGAAATTAATTCCATTTTGTAATATATAGTTTTGGCTATCAGTCCTGCGCTCAAACAACGCAGGAGACAAAATGCGTTTCAAAATAACTGCAATAACAATCACTTGCGCACTAATCGCAACACCAGCAATCGCATTCACAGAACCATACCCAGGAAGTTACCGCGAAACACGCGACATAACTTGCCCTGCACAATACCCAATCAAAACAGGTGAGGGTGTAATGGGTGGTGGGTACATAACAACCTGCTGGACACAACAAGCCTGGAATCTACAAATGGCAGGTGGAGATGATTGGACAGCGTGGCTTAACGGCACATACACGCCAGCACCAACACCAACACCAACAATCACAATCACACCTGAACCAGTTGTAGTTGAGCGCGTAGTTTCTGGTGGCACACAAATTGTTGTGAAAGAAGTCGCAGCAGCACAACCTGAATTATCAACTGCTAAAAGCATCAGAGCAGAAATAAAAAGGTTGAAAAAAGAAATAACAAAACTCACAAACAAATTAAACAAACTGAAGAAAGATAAGTAAACAAATTATGGAGCAAGAACAACCTTGGTTTACGATTCAAGAAATACTAAGTGTTTACGAAAAACGTTTTACTGTTTTGGGTCACAAAAGACAACTTTGGCTGACCGATAAACATTTAATAAATCGGATCAACAAGATTGCTCACCCACAATTTGCAACCACAGAGGATTTAGAAGCAGCAGTTATGCTTTCACCTGCGCAATCCACACGCAAAGGCAATATCAACCGATACAAAATGATTTATCGTCATTTGATGTACTTAAAACTTATTCCTGAACGTGAATCACCAGCAGAGAAACTTCCAAAGTTACGAAAACCAAAATCAATGCCAAGACCTTTTACCCATACCGAGGTGGCTTTGATTATGACTGAAGCTAAAGAACCACAGAAGCATTGGTTTGTACTTTCGTGCTTCGCAGGGTTAAGGGCCGCAGAAATTTCTTTATGTTCTGGTTCTGACCTTGAAGAAGTCGGTGATAGTTATATGATCCGTATTCCCAAAGGCAAAGGTGACACTAACTTGGCTTTGCCAGCGCATCCTGTTGTTGTCGAAATGATTAAATCGTATAACACTCTTGGTAGGTTGTGGCCAACAATGAAACCTCACTCATTATCTGTTGCCGCTTGTAAAGAATTAAAACGCTTAGGGATAAATAAAAAGTTGCATTCTGGTAGGCACTATTTTGCGACAAGTGCTTATTCTGTTTCAAATGGTGATATTTTGGCTGTGTCTAAACTTATGCGCCACGCTTCTCCTGCGACCACCGCGATTTACGCGGAGTTAGCTTCACCTGTTGCAAAAGCGGTTGTAAATGCAATGCAAACTCCAGGTATAGAATAAGAACAAGAACCTGCGCAAATACCCTTGAAAGGTTCTTTATGAATTTGAAAGTTACAAAAGACGTTATTTTAAGAAGCGTTGCTTTATTTTTAGTTACAGCTTTACCTGCCATTGGTGCAGGATCATTTATTGGAGTTGAACCTTTAAATTCTGCTGTTATTGCAGGGGCGTTAGCCGTGAGTCGTATTGTGACAGATTTAGCCAAAGCATTTTTGGATGATGGAAAATTAACGCAAGAAGAAGTTGATGCCATATTCAAAAAGGCTAACAAAAAAGAAGAAACCAAATAAATGGGTTTACCAATTGCTAACGGAAAAATTACAACTGCCTATAAGAAAAAAGGCAAGATGTGGTCAAAGGGTTATCATACTGGAATAGATATGGCAGTCCCAGTTGGAACAAAAATTATTGCTGTTGCTGATGGCAAAATTGAACCTGCAAACTGGGGAAAAAGTTATGGAACTCAAGCAGTACAAAAAGTTGAGGGTGGATGGGTTATTTATGCTCATCTTTCAAAACTTGATGTCAAACCTAGTGACAAAGTAACCAAAGGCCAACAAATCGGTTTAAGTGGCAATACTGGTAATTCATCTGGTCCACATTTGCATTTTGAAATGCGTGACAACATTAGATGGTCTGCTGGTAAAGACATTGATCCAAAAGGAATCTTGGAAGCCTAATTGAAAAAGCGCACAAAACTGCGCTTAACTTTGTTTGCCTCAATGCTTGTTGTTGTTTCGATTTCACCAAGTTTTGCTGACGAACAAACCATTGAACTCTCACCGAGTGTTCCTTATGTTGATATTGCTATTGAGGCCACAGAGCCAACAACTTTAACTGTACAAACAACAAATGGGACACCACAAACAAATCCTGGTTTTATTGATTCTTGGATTGAACTTTGGCAAGATACAACAAAACTTCGCGCTGATGATGATGGCGCTCACTCTGGCACAAATGTTTTGGCTTCAATAATTACAGCACCTATTGAAACAGGTTTTTATTTTATTCGTGCAACTTCTTTTGGTTGGATGGCAAGCAATCAAACACAATTTCCAACAGGAACATATCTTTTAACTTGGTCTGGTGTTACAACCATTCCAACAGCCACGCCAACACCAACAACAACCCCACAGCCGACAGCAGAGCCGACTCCCACAAGTGAGCCAACTCCCACCGCAACACCCGAACCAACACCGACAGAAGTTTCACCTACACCAACCCCAACACAAGAACCAACGACAGAACCAACCCAAGAACCAGCAGCGAATAACTCAAATAGCGAAGAGATTTCAGTTGTGGAATCTCCATTGCCAACACCAACACTAGACCTGACAAACTTAGAAGAGCAAGAACCAGAAATAGTTGAAGAAATAGTTGAACCAGAAACAATTGAAACTCCTATTGTTGAACCTGAGTTAAGTGTAGAGGAACTAGAAGAACAAATACAAGAACAAATTAACTTAGAATACATTGCTGAAAATACAATAGAATTAGAGCTACCAAATGCGCTTGAAGCAATACCTGGACTTGCTGAAGTTTTTGCGGCAACTGAAGCAATCTTAAATGTTGGATCAGATATGACTCAAGAACAACGCGAGGAATCACAATCCGTTGTTGTTGGCGCAATTGTTGTTACACAAATTGCTTCTATGGCCTCTGCTGCATCCATTCAGGCTTCTAGTAAACGAAATGAAACAAAAAGGATTAAACGTAAATGATGAATTGGATTCGTAAATATGCTATTGCCATTACAGGTGACACTTGGACTTATGTGGGTTTGCTTATTGCTTATTTCACTTTGGATGGGTCAGCAAAACAAGTGACTGGTTTTCTGATCATAGGTGGTTTTGTAATATGGTTGATAACATTACCCATAAGGGATACTGATGACTGAAGCAATTATTATGGGTGGCCAAATCGCAGGTGCTTTATCTGCCATTGGTGGGGTAGTGTTCATTATTGCCAAATATGCAGTTGTCAGACCAATTCAAAACTATATTGATGGCCGTACCGAGCAAATTCAATTAACAAGCAATGGTGGGCATTCATTAACAGATGTGGCCTTGGGCGTTGCCAGGGTTGAACGCAAACTTGAAACCATAGGTAAAAGGGTAAATACCCTAGAAAACACGCTTAAAATCCCTAAAATCTGAGGTTTGTCAGACTACCCTTGTAATGTCTGTTATACAGGCAATCGAGAGGACAAAATGCCAAATATAACTGATCCCGAAATTTGGGACAAACTATCAATACAAGCCAAAACTAAATGGTTATCTTGGCAAGCGGATTTGGCTGAGGCCAGATGTACAACTTGCTACCATTACGTTTGTGTCTGCGGAGAGGACTTCTAAATGGGTTTTGATTTAAGTTCGTATGCCACAGTTCAAGAAAGAATTGCCGAATTTTGGTCTTTGTATCCTCAAGGCCGATTGGAAACAGAACTTGTCTTTCATTCCGAGACTTCTTACATTGTGAAAGCATCAGCATACAAAAATGCTACTGATCAGTTTCCTAGTGCCACAGATTATGCACAAGAAACAGTTGGTGCATCTATGACTACAAAGAATTTTCCGCTGGAAACTTGCAGCACTTCTGCAATTGGTCGTTGCATTGCAACCCTTGGTCTTTCCACACGCAAAGGTGAGCCAAGACCATCACGCGAAGAAATGGAACGTGTGGTTGCGAAAGACTCAAGACCAATAACTGTTGCAGATGGCCCTATGGGTCGTGCTAAAGCTACAGAAAAACAAATAGGTTTTGCAATCTCAATGCTGAAAGAAATCGCACAACGATTGGAGTTCAGCAACGAGGATGTAATGAAATGGGCGTGTGAGGAATACAAGTGCCAAACACTTGAAGATTTCTCTATGAAACAAATTTCACATTTTATTGCAGATTTGCAAAAGACAAAACAGCAAGGTGAATCTTCTGTGTTCTATAACTTGGTGAGAGCCAAAAAAGGTGCAGATTATGATCCTTGGCAAACGCCAAACAACTAACAAAGGAAACTATTGCTAGAAGCTATCCTTGCTATGCTTGCGCCAACTTATGTTGAACAAGAATCAAGAATGGAAATTTCAGTAGTTAGGCAGTACGTCAAATCTAAATACGATTCTCAGCAATGGGAATGTATTGATGAACTTTGGCAAAGAGAGTCATCTTGGCAAACCAAACGTTATCCTTGGTTGGCTAAAAATTCTCGCAGTAGAGCTTATGGGATACCACAATCTTTACCAGCAGAAAAGATGGAAACTCACGGATGGGATTATTTAACTAATCCCATAGTCCAGGTAAATTGGGGAATGGAATATATTTTGAAGCGATATAAAACACCTTGTGCCGCTTTAGAGTTCCATAATCGGAAGAACTGGTACTAAAGGTGAATCCTGCGCTCATCTTTCAAGGCGTTGTTTTAATTTTTCTTGGAATCGCAGGCTTTATTGTAGTTTTTTACAACTTCAAACGCTATTGTGATTTATCTGAGAAAGAGGATAAATGAAAGAAGTTCGACCTTATGGCACAGTTGAGAAACGTGCAAACAATCGTTACCGAGTAAGAATTGGTAAGAAGCACGGACACACAACTCTTGGCACTTTTGATTCCAAGATTGAGGCTGAGGAAGCCCTTAAAGCATTTATTAGAGAAGAACATATACAGGAAGAAAAATACAAAAACGTTCCAACGAATACAGCTACAAAACCTTACGCGGAGATTGGACCTGATGGCGGAGAACTTGCAACTGGGGTTTTAACAGAAGCAATCGGTGATGATTGGTCAATTGTTCTTAAATCTTTTGGTCTTGATCCTAATGTTTTTGAAGTGGTTGGTGACAAAGTTCGAATGTCAAAATGGCAGTCATCAAAACGTTTGGATAATGGGGACAGAGATTTGATTTGGTTATATTCGTATAGAGCCACTTTTGCTCGCAAAATTACGCCAACCATAGATGACAGTGACATAAATCAAATTCGTGCCAACATTAGGGCTTTTAAGCCGTTTAAGGGCAATGCCACAAAAACGATTCAAGAGCCATCAACCTTTGTTTTCTTAGCTTCAGATTGGCAGTTGGGTAAATCTGCTTCGGGTGGGCCAGATGCAACAATTAAACGTGTTCTTGATTCATTTGAAAAAACTGTTAAACGCATTGAAGAATTGCAAAAGACTGGTCGCAACATTGAGCAGATTGCTTTTGTAAATATGGGTGATCCTGTTGAGGGATGTTCTAACGAATTTTATCCAAGCCAACTTTTCAGTGTGCAACTAACTCAAAGAGAACAATTGTTGTTGGCTTTAGATTTGTGGACAACAGGTGTAACAATGTTTGCTGGCCTTGCACCGAAAATAAAATTTATTTCAACCTTGTCCAATCACGGGGAATGGAACAGGCGCAACGGAAAAAGCCAAAGCACCGACAGCGATTCTGCTGATGGGTTTTTATCTGACACTTTGAAACGAATTCTTGACGATAAAAAGATTGTTGATGAATGGGTTATTCCACACGATCAAATGTCTGTGACAAGTGATTTATCTGGGATGGAATGTGCCTTCACTCACGGACACAAAATTTCTAGAAACGAATTTGAATGGTTACGCGGCCAATCTTTAAGACTGTTAAGAGACAATGGAAAAGAACCAAAAATTTGGTTTACGGGACACCGACACCACATAAAGATTGATGATTTTGGTGTATTCACGCGCTTTCAATGCCCAAGCCAAGAATCAGATGGTTTGAGCAGTAGCTCAGGTTCAAAATATTACACAGATGCAAGCGGTAAATGGAGTTCCCCTGGTTCTATGACTTTGCTTGTTGGTAAACACGATTTGCGTGGCTGGTCAGACTTGGCTGTTTTATGACAAGTGAGCAACTAGCAAAAGCGATTAGTCACGCAATAAAAAATGTGGAAAAAAGGATTCTTAATATAGGTGCAGCACAATATGATAAAGGTGCTACACAAAAAATTGAGGATAAATCTGTAGCACAAGTTTTGGATGATGCTTTAGAAGAACTTGATGATTGTCTGGCGTATGTTGCTTGGACTAGAATCAGAGTTCAAAAGATTAGAGCTAATCTAAAAGATGTCATCTGAGCCGCTCCCTAGTGGCTTGGATGTCGCACCGAGACACCCTGGCGGGGTCTCTTGTGTCGGGGTGGTTTTAAGTCCTCTTTCCACCATCCCGACACAATCTCAAAAAACAGTTCGTATAACATTGCCTTAACTGCGAAAGGAAAAGAATGTCAGATAAATCAAGCAAAGACAATTTAATTGCTTTGCGTTTGAACAATACACAAATGCGTGCATTGAAAGCATTTGCAAAACAACATAACGCATCAATATCTGAAGTCATAAGGATTTCTGTGGAGATGATGATTCCAGAGGCCAAAAGATGAATAGAGCAAAAGTTGCATCTAGTTTAGTGAAGATGACTTGGTTACGCGATCATCCAGCGTTACTTACAACTGATTTGGATATAAACCAGATTGATTGGAAAACAATTGATTCTTTTGAATGGAATCGTTCACAAAAAGTTTTAGTTGAGGTTTTAAGATTTATTAACTGTGGTGAGTCTTTGATTCGTTTGTCAGAAATAAATATGCTGACTGAAGATGAAAAACGTATTGTGGCATTGTCTTTAAATATGTTGTACAACGATTTAGGGCTGGAAGAAAATTTAGTGTGAAATCCATCAAATGAAAGTCTTAGATTTGTTTGCGGGAACAGGATCAGCAACTAAAGCCTTTGAAGATGCTGGGCATCAAGTTATCAAAGTTGAATTAGACAAATACTTTGAAGCACACGAAAGAGATGTGTTGGAATTAACAGCTGAATATTTAACAAACAAATATGGACAATTTGATTTTATATGGGCTAGTCCACCTTGTACAACATTTAGTGTAGCTTCAATACGGCATTATTGGAAATACGAAAATGGACAAGCAATTCCAAAAAATGATAAAACTTTACACGGACTTAAATTGGTAGAACAGACAATTAAACTGATTCAAGAACTTAAACCAACTATAGGTTTTGTTATGGAAAACCCTAGAGGTATGTTAAGGAAACAAAAAGTTGTTGAAAACTTAACTCGCAAAACAATCACTTATTGTCAATATGGTGCAAAGAATCAAAAACCAACAGACTTATGGACGAATTTATCTAATTGGATACCAAGACCAATGTGTAAACCTGGAGCAACTTGTCATAACTCAGCTAAAAGAGGTTCAGATACTGGGACTCAAGGTATGGGTGGTGGTGGGAAAGACGGCGCAGTCAAACGTTCAATGATTCCTTACGATTTAGGAAAGGAAATATATGAAGTTTGCTTACGCTGATCCACCATATTTAGGAATGGGTAAAAAAATGTATGGCAAATTACATTCAGAGGCAGCGGTGTGGGACAAAGTTGAGAGCCAACAAAACTTGGTTCGCAAACTTATTTTAGATTATCCTGATGGTTGGGCTATGTCTTGCAATCCAAAAGATTTACAATTTTTATTGATAGAGCCAAACATTAGAGTTTGTGCTTGGACTAAAACGTTTCATCAGATAAGAAAAACAACAGTTCAATATGCTTGGGAAGCTGTCTTGCTTTATGGCGGCAGAATAGATGGTGCTCGTAAACCAATGGTGAGAGATTGGATAAGTGGTGTGATTGCAATGCGTAAAGGTTTGCAAGGTGCTAAGCCTGATTACTTTAACGATTGGATTTTAGATCTGTTAAATTATCGGGTGGGGGAAGACACCTTAGATGATTTGTTTCCTGGCACAAATGGTATGGCAGAGGCGATTAAGCGGGTTGAATCAAGACTGTTGTAAATAGTGTGGTAAAACTTGTAGTCGAGTGACAGAGGCTCGTTAAATTCTCTGGGCGTGTTAATCACACGTTAAATCTGGGTTTGAGCCAGATGTGTTGTCTTGCAAGAAAATAATCAAGCGAGCACAAAATCGTTAATGTGCGAGAAGCTAAAGGAATGCCAAAACTGGTTGCCTGGCATTGAATTCAAACTTTTATCTTCATATGGCGCAATCGTGGTCGAAAGGCCACCCATCCGAAAGCCTCAGTTCCATACTGGGCGTTATTCGGGGTTGGTGGGGTTTTCCCTGCCATCCTCTGCCTAGATTTCCGCCTGAACGTTAAACCGAACAAATGTTCTAATAAATTTTAGACATTATGGACTTTTGTTACCAAACTGTGACCTAAATATGTTAAATAATCTTGTATTTGTATAACAGAAATGCAATAATAGTTATGTAAGCAAGACCTTTGGAAAGGGGTCAAAATGAAGTTCACAAAGAATGAGGGCAAGAAAGCACTTGCCATCTATCAAGAATGGTTAGCTGCAGGAGTTCCACAAGATATAACTAAATACGAAGCATTTAATTTGACTGATGGTTTAGTTGGTGATCCTTATGGAAAGAATCATTCTTACACAGGTGTTCGTTTAATTGATGTTGCAGTTAAGTTTGCAAAGAAATCTAAGTAATAAAGATAATCTTCTGCTGGTCGGATACCTGCGTAATCGGCCAGCAGAACCCTACAAAAGAAAGAGGACAAAATGAGTAGAACCAAAGAAGCATTACCTGATGCAATTTATGAGAACTTTGATTTGTTTGCATCAATTTTAGATCATTCAGTTAATCCTGATTGTGAGCTTGTGTGTTTGGAATGTGGTTTTGGTTTTAAGCACGATAACTCTTGGAGTGGTCAGGTGATGGCTGGAACAGTTGTTATTGATCATTATTTTGCTACGCATCCTGCTAACCAAAGGGACTTCTAATGCTCAAGGTCAAACGTGATGGTGATTTTATTTTGATTGATGTGCCGTCAAAAGATTTACAATCAATGGGACGTTTCATAGCTCATCAGGTTGTGGCAAAGTTTGTTGAGATTGACAAATTGGCTCACAAAATTTGTTTCGGTAATTTAGATCAACAGGATAAAAATGTTGAAACCCTTTTAGAACTTTTGGAGTTCAAAGACTGGGTTATGGTTTTTGACGCACCTGAAGCCTTAGCTTTATGTGATGAGTTGGCTGATGTGATTTACGAAGAGGTCGGTCAAAAGTTTGGTCCTGTTCTAAAACAGCAGAACCAGAATCATTTGAGGTTGGTCAAGATTTGTGTTGATTGCCATAAAGGTTTTGTGAAAGGTGAATCTCACGATTGCGGGGTAACTAAGTGACTGCCTACGATTTTATTGTTTACGGCACTTGGTTGTTTCTTTTAACACTTCCTTGGACTATTCATAAACTTCCAGGGAGAAACAAATGATTACAAGGAATAATGCTGATGGTTCAGTGACTTTTATTTTTGAGTCTTGGGATGAATATTTGAAGTCTGAACCATCTTGGCAACCTGATGCTGATTTAGCTTCTAAAGATCGTGCTGACGAAAGAATTTGGGGTTACTGATGGAAGCGATAATCATTGGGATGCAAGTTGTGATTATGTATTTATTGGTTAAGTTGCTTGCTAAATGAGTAAATCTAAACAGAAAGGAACACTTGCTGAAACCGCTGTTGCTGACTTTTTAAAGCAAACTTTCCCAGCGGTGGAGAGAAGAACCTTGTCAGGTAAAAATGATAAGGGAGACATTGCAGGTGTTCCTAGCTCTGTCGTTGAAGTTAAGAATCAAAGGTCATACAAAATTCACGAATGGATCAAAGAAACCGAAATCGAAAGAATTAACGCGAGCGCAGATATTGGGATTCTTGTGATTAAACCGAATGGTGTGGGAGTGTCCAAGGTTAATGAGTGGTGGGCTGTTGTATCTTTAGAAACTATTACAAAACTTATTAAGGATTTAGAAATTGCTCAAAGACTGCGGGCATCCCGTGATTGAGGGAACAAAGATTTGTGCAACTTGCGTAAGGCCAGATGATTGGCAAACCCACGCCAAATGTCTTGACGCTGATCCTGAAATGTTCTTCCCTGAAGCAGATGACATTCCTGGTACTAGGGCCGCAATCAAAATGTGTTTGAGCTGTGATGTTCGCGGTTTCTGTTTAGAAGATGCTTGGATTTCAAAACAAAAGTTTGGTGTCTGGGGAAGTTTCAGCGCAATGGAAAGAGAACGTCTCAAGAAAGCATTTAGGCTTCCAGATGATGTTAAAGATAAAAGAAAAGTTATTCGAGTGATTGCGCACCGACTATGAACGAAAAAGAATTGTTTTTAAAACTTAAAGAGTTCTATATGCCTGATTTAGTTAAATCATCAGGTGTTTACGATTCGTATGATTGTTTCTCAATTCAAAGACAACTATTTATTGAGTTGAAATGCCGTCATTCACATTATGAGAATCTTATGATTGAGCAATCAAAATATGCTCGCGTTAAATATGAGGCTGGTGAACGTGGAATGATTCCTACCTACATTTGTTCAACACCTCAAGGTGTTTGGGCTTTTGATTTACGTTTATTTGAACCTCAATGGAAAGACCAAACTGATCTCCCGACCACTACAGAGTTTGAAAACACAAGCAAAAGAACTAAATCAGTAGGTTTCTTTCCTATAACTCAGGGAAGCAGATTAACAAAAATCAAAGGAGAAAAATAATGCCATTACCAACAATAATTATCGTAGGTAACTTAACAGCAGACCCAGAACTACGTTTCACCACAACAGGTAAATCAGTTGCATCACTTCGTGTTGCCTGCTCTGAGAGAAAGAAAGACCCCGCAGGTCAATGGGTTGATGGTGACAAAGTATTTTTGAATGTTAATTGTTGGAACGAGACAGCAGAAAACATTACAGCCACCTGCCAAAAAGGTGACACAGTTGTTGTGACAGGTAAGTACAAACAAAGAAGCTACACAGCCAAAGATGGTCAAGAGAAAACAGTTTACGAAGTTGAGGCTGACTCTGTTGGCGCTGAACTTAGAAGAAAGTCTTACTCACCAAATTCAGCAATTATGAGGGATAAGCCTGCTGCAACTCAATCAGATAACAACCCTTGGGTCGCAACTACCTTTTAGAATAAAGGTATGAACAAGAAACCAATCAGACAACGATCAGCCAAAATGGAAAAACTTTATGCAACCAAACGCAGAAACATTGTTCGTAAACTTTTGGCTGACAGACCTATTTGTCAAAGATGTTTGGCTGATAGAAGTCACGACATACACGAGCTAAAGAGTCGTGCAAGAGGTGGGTCAATAACAGAATTAGAAAACCTTGTGGCATTGTGTCGGCCTTGTCACACTTGGGTGACACAGAATCCAAAGGAAGCACACGAGCAAGGATGGTCGAAACAATCGTGGGAGTAGAAGTATTCAATGATCCTGTTGGGCAACGTATCAAAGCGTTGCTTATGAACTATGCAATGGAACATTACAACAGAACACCTGAACAACTTGAACCAGGTATTGACCAAACACATTTGATTGTTGGCTTCACACGTCAAGCGATCATTGATTCTTTAATGGCTGAGGTTGAGGTTATGACTTTCAGGAATGTTAATGATGAGCATCAGATTCCAACTTTGTTCATTGCTGGTGTTTTGCACGCTGTTGATGTCGCTGGTGGTAAAGGTTCAGTTATAGGAAAGGGCGAGTAGATGTCCAAAGGTAAAGGTAAGTCTGGTGGTAGTAGGAACGACAACCGCAAGTGTGGTAAGGCTTGGAAAAAGAAAGCACGCAAACAACGCAAGACTGGCAGAACTGTAGGTGGATACTCTCCAACAAAGATAAACATTCGTAAGCAGAAAAGACTTCAACCTTACATTGCGCCAAAGGAAACTGATGAGTAACTGCCGTTCAGGTTGCGAAACACAAGACCACAACTCTTACGCTGAATGTTTACAAGCAGCAAACATAAGCATTGACAGAGAAAGCCTGAAAGTTAAATGACAACCATTGGAATTGCAACAACTAACAAACAATGCGTGATGATGTCTGAGAGTGGAATAACAGATGAAAATTTTGTAACTTCAATGCCTATGAACAAAATCATTCGCCAAGGTGATTTTCTAATTGCAGCGGCAGGCTCAGATCGTGTTTGTGATGTGTTGCAGTACATAGTTAAATATCCAGCAGTTCCACCACAACTGAAGAAGAAAGAGGACTATATGAGTTGGTATCAATGGATAGCGAAAAGAATTATTCCTTTGATTAGAAAGGTTGCACAAGAACAACTAACACTTGATGTCAAGGATGGTGTTGCAGAGTTACCTGACTCAGAACTTTTGTTAGTAACACACGGCAAAGCATTCAGCATAAGCAACACACTCGGTATATCCAGATGCACACCATATTGGGCAATCGGTTCAGGTGGATCACTAGCACTCGGATCACTAGCAACAGCATTCAGAACAAACAAAGACTGGGAAACAAACCATTCCCATTATCTTTATCAAGCAATCGAAACAGCAGTAACCCACGACAGTTTCTCCCACCCACCAATCTACGGATGGGTATCCAATACCAATGGCACAATAAAGGAATGGGATTCAAAAGACCTTGTATTAACTGCGGCACACTCGTTGAAAAAGGAAACCGCTGCCAAACACACCAAAGCCAATACATTGCCAAACTTGACGAAAGACGCAAACCAAACAGAACACATTATTCAGGTGATTACAGAAGAAGATCAAAACAAGTAAGAGATAACGCAACAATATGTTGGATATGTAAACAACCATTCACAGATCAAAAACAAATAACTGCTGATCATTACTTTCCAGGTGTAGCACAATCCCCACTTTTACCAGCTCATAAATCCTGCAACTCACGCAGAGGCAATAACCCCCCACCGCAATAGCCCTAGGGTAGGCACAAAACTGCCGTACCCTAAGGCAGCAACACCCCGCGCCCAACTGCCTGTGCATCTGCGCGAAAGTCAGGATTCGGAAAACTGATAACATAAGCGTTATGACTAACCTGCGAATTGAAACTGTAAACATTTCAGCTTTATCTTTTGATCCTACGAATGCGCGTAAGCACGATAGTAAAAACCTTGATGCGATTGCTGGAAGTTTGAAGTTGTTTGGTCAGCGTAAGCCGATTGTTGTGACCGCTGCGAATGTGATTGTTGCTGGTAATGGAACTGTTGAGGCTGCTAAGAGTTTAGGTTGGTCTGAGGTTTCTATTGTTCGTATTCCTGTTGATTGGACTCCTGAGATGGTTAAGGCTTATGCCCTTGCTGATAATAGAACGGCTGAGCTAGCCGAGTGGGATGCAAAAATTTTGGCTGACCAATTGATTGAGTTGGATGCGGTTGGTTGGGATGTTTCTGAGTTTGGTTTTGAGCCTATGAATCCTGCTGCTGATGTTAATGATGATGAGCCTTTAAGTTTTGATGAAGTGCCAACGAGAGCAAAGTTGGGAGATTATTGGGTTGTTGGAAATCATCACATAATTTGTGGGGACTCTTCAGATAAAGCAACGCGTAAAAGATTTAATAAAGATTTTCAATATATAGTTACTGACCCTCCTTATGGAATTAGTGCCGAAAAAATGGTTTTAGGAAATGGTAAAAAAGATTTCCATAGAGGGGATTGGGATTCATTCAAACCAGATTTGAAGTGGTTACTTGATGAGGCAAAAACTTTAATTATTTGGGGAGGGAATTATTTTGCTAATTCGTTACCTGAAACAAATCATTGGCTATGTTGGTATAAAAAAATAGCAAATGTTTCATTCAGTGAATTTGAATTAGCGTGGACAAATCTTGGCAAGCAAGCAAGAATTTTTTCTCATCATTGGTCTGGCGAGAAAAAGAATCATCCAACTATGAAACCATTGCCTGTGATGATTTGGTGTCTAGATTTTCTTCCAAGCGGGGTTGATGTTTTTGATCCTTTTGCAGGATCTGGTTCTACATTGGTTGCTTGTGAAAGAACTAAAAGAAATGGTTACGCAATTGAACTTGATCCACAATATGTTGATGTCATACTTGATAGACTAGAAAAAGAAACAGGACTAGAAGCCTCACGCTTGGAACAATAAATGTCACATATGGGAAGACCGCCTAAACCTATTGAACAAAAACGTGCGCTCGGAAACCCAGGTCGTAGACCTTTGCCAACTGAGGGTTCACTTGTCCTGCTGCCATCAATGTATGAAATACCCGAACCACCAAGACCAATCGTTACAGAGGCCGCTAAAGCCCTTTGGAATAGAACTTGGAGTATGGGTCAAACTTGGTTAAGTCCACAAACAGATATTGAGCTATTGTTGATGACTTGTGAGATGGTTGATGAACGTTGGAATCTACGAATAAAAGTTTTACAAGATAACAGACCAGAGGAAAGAAAAGGTTTAAGAGATTTAGAAAGACAACTTATTGGCAATCTTTCACTTCTTGGTTTCACACCAACGGATCGTTCAAGACTTGGTGTAGCTGAGGTTAAAAAGATTTCTAAACTAGAGGCTCTGCGTGAACAACAAAACAAACCTAGAGATTAAAGGTTGGCCACCGCGTTGGGTCACACCTCTTACAGAACAAGAGTTGGCTGATTCAAAAGGTTGGCAAGTTTCAGATTTTATCAACGCTTTATGTATTCAAACTAAAGATACTGTTGCTGGTCGCGCTGGTGAACCTTTAGTTTTAAGGGATTGGCAAACACAATTATTAAATAATGTTTTTGCTGTTCGTGAAGATGGAATGTTTAAGCACCGCACAGCCCTGGTAGGAATGGCCAGGAAGAATGGAAAATCGGCTTTGTCATCTGGTATTGCCCTTTGGGGTTTGTTTATGGGTGAGCAAGGTGGAGAAATTTATTCTTGTGCCGCTGATAGAGATCAAGCAAGAATTGTTTTTGGTGACGCAAAGAGAATGATTGAAGCTGAACCTGAGTTAATGTCTCAAGCTAAGTTGTATCGTGATGCAATTGAGATTCCTGCAACTGGTTCAATTTATCGTGTGCTTTCATCTGAGGCTTACACGAAAGAGGGTTTGTCACCAACTCTTGTAATTATGGATGAGTTGCACGCTTTACCTAATCGTGAACTGTTTGACGTTATGCAACTTGGTATGGGTGCTAGACGTGAGCCGCTGTTGTTGTCTATTACAACTGCTGGTGTTAAAACTGATTCAACTGGTCAAGATTCAATCGCTTATTCTTTGTACCAGTATGGACAAAAAGTTATTCGCGGTGAATATGATGACCCATCTTTTTTTATGGCTTGGTGGGAAGCATCTATTGAATCTGATCATAGAGACCCTGAGACTTGGAAACTTGCTAATCCTGCGTTTGGTGATTTGAACTCTGAAGAAGATTTTGAGTCTGCTGTTAAAAGAACTCCTGAATCAGAATTTAGAACTAAAAGAACTAATGCTTGGGTTTCTTCTCAAACGGCTTGGCTTCCAAATGGTGTTTGGGAAGCGCGTGAAAGCAAACGTGAAGTTAATAAAAATGTCCCAGTCATTCTTGGATTTGATGGAAGTTTCTCAGGTGATGCTTCTGTAATTATTGGTGTCACTATTGAAGAAACACCACACGTTTTTATGATTGAGGCTTATGAGAAACAACCTGAAGATGACGACACTTGGCGAGTGGATTCCTTAACAGTAGAAAATGCAATTATTGAGGCTTGCAATAAATACAATGTTTTAGAGATTGCCTGTGATCCTTTTCGTTGGCAAAGAAGTATGCAGGTTTTACAGGATGCTGGTCTACCTGTTGTGGAATGGCCATCAACCTCAGCGGCAAGAATGATTCCCGCTTGCGCCAAATTTTATGACGCTGTTGTTGGAGAAAAACTCACGCAAGATGGCAACGCACTTTTGACAAGACACATTTCCAATGCTGTTGTAAAAGTTGATAGACTTGGCCCTAGGATTGTTAAAGAACACAGAGGGAGTCCAAGAAAAATTGACGCTGCTGTTGCAAGCATAATTGCTTTCGATAGAGCTACAGTTTCTCGGACCAATCCTGAAACAATAGTCCCAGAGTTTTTCTTTTAGGAGATTTTTTGATATCATCAATTATTCAAGCAGTCGGACTTCTTACAGTTTCTTTAGGTCTTGGACTCATATTTATTCCAGCGGGTATAACTGCCTTAGGTGTTTCTTTAATTTTATTTGGCCTTGCGCTTGAGAAAGGTAAATGATGTTAGGTAATCTTTTTAATCTTGGCGAGAACAGAGCAATTTCGTTCCAATCCATTTGGGGCGCAGGTGACACTTTTGCTTTTGAAACACAATCAGGTGCACCGATAGACGAAAATTCATCAATGACAATTGGTGCTTTCTATGCCTGTGTGCTTCTAATCTCTGACACCATTTCAACACTTCCAGTTGATTCTTTTATCAGACGTGATGGCAATCGTTTACCTTACAGACCAAAACCTGAATGGGTACAAAAACCAGATATTGATTTATTAAGAAGCGAACACTATCAACAAATTCTTATCTCACTTCTTTTAGACGGAAACTCTTTCACAAGAATTTATCGTGATGGTCGCGGAGATGTTGCAAACCTTGTTTGCCTTGATCCTCTACGAGTCACAGTTCAAAGAAATCCTGTGACAAGAGAAATTGAATATGTTGTTGATAATTCCAATGCTGGAGTTGTCCAAGCAAGAGATATGTTACACATAACAGAAATCCGTAAACCTGGTGCTCTGCGTGGAACTTCAAGAGTAACTGAACTTAAAGAAAACTTAGGACTAGCTTCAGCGTTACAAAGTTTCGCTGCAAGATTCTTCGGTCAAGGTGCAACCACACAAGGCATAATTGAGTTCCCTGGTGCATTAACCAGTCAGCAAGCAAAAGATCTACAAGCAGGATTTGATAACGCACACAAAGGATATAAGAAAGCACACAAAACAGGTGTTCTATCTGCTGGTGCAAAATATGTTAAAACTGGTGTAAACCCTGACGAAGCACAAATGCTTGATTCACAAAAATTTGCTGTTGAATCAATTGCAAGAATGTTCCGCGTTCCTCTTCATATGCTCCAAATTTCAACACCTGGCGCAATGTCTTACGCAAGTGTGGAAGCAAACGCTATCCAATTTGTGACACACACTTTAAGACCATATATTGAAAAAATTGAATACGCTTATTCAACACTTCTTCCAGCTGAAGCATTCCTAAAGTTTAATGTTGATGGTTTACTTCGCGGTGATTTCACAACCCGAATCCAAGGCTACTCAATTGGTTTGCAGGCAGGTTTTTATTCCGTGAATGATGTTAGAAGATTTGAGGATTTGAGACCTGTTGATGCAGGTGATCAGTTCCGTGTTCCCCTTGCAAATATTAACTTAGCTGAGGCAGATGTTATAGAACAAGATAAACGTGTATCTATGGCAACAAGACTTGTGCAAACAGGTTTCGACCCTGCCCAAGTATTGTCAGCACTTGGACTTCCAAAGATTGCGCACACAGGAGTTCCATCAACACAGTTACAGCAGGTTGCACAAATAGATGCTAATGATCCGTCAAGTGTTTATGACATAACAAGATCATCAGAAATAAATGTTCAAATACCTGAAACAATTGTTAATGTGCCACCAGCAGTTATTAATGTTGCACCACCAACAGTTAATATCAACACACCTGAATCAAAGCCTTTAATTAGAACTGTTGAACGTGATGAGAACAATCACATTGTCAGAATTATTGAAAGCAACGGAGAATAAAAATGGCAACTGGTTTAAGTGCATACACAGCAAATAAATTTCTTGATGCTTTAGGTAACGCAACAGCCTTTTCTGTAACAGATGTTTACATAAAATTACACGTTGGAGACCCAGGCGCAAACGGCACAAGTAATCCTGCCACTGAAACTACAAGAAAAGTTGTGACATTCGCAGCAGCATCAAATGGAACGATTGCATCAGATTCAGCAGCAACTTGGACAAACATTGCAGGCTCACAAGATGCAACACATTTTACTTCTTGGGACAATTTAACAACAGGTAACTTTTTATTCTCAGGAACAATTACCTCAAATCCTTACACAGCAGGAGACACAGTAACAATTGCTTCAGGTTCTTTAACTGCATCTCTAACAGTCGCAAGTTAAAACAATGAGTGCCACAGGCTCACTCATTCTAGATTCCGAAGTCAGAGGAATTTTAGACAGCAACACTTTGTATGGCACAACTGAAAACATTTCAGCAACAGGATCATCAAACCTTGATGGTCTTTCTTCATCAGCCACAGCCTTTGTTTCTAATCCTCAAACAGCTCAAGCCTCACTTGGTGCTATCAGTTCACTAGCATCAGCAGATGTATCACATTTTGCTGAGAGTGCTACAAATCTTGGAATACTTGAATCTTTAATTCAAACAGTTGTTACAAAAACAGCATCAGCACAATCATTGTTTGATTTACTTCAAAGTTCAGCAACTCTTGGTGTAGTTCTTGATGCTTCAGGTGAAGCCAATCTTGGTGGTCTATCTGCATCAGGAACAGCAACAGGTGGAGAACCACCAGCCCCACCTGAACCTCAATATGGTTCGAGAGGTCCTTATCAAAGAAAAGTTAAACCTAAAGTTGTTCCTGTTTTTGAACCTGAGATTCCTAAAATTGTTAAAACAAAACCAGTAAGTAAAATTGTTTTTATTAAGACCGACACCTTAGCACCAAATTTTGTTGCTTCTGCTGAAATTCGTATAGACTTTTCAATAAGACAGGATGAAGCAGACCTGTTACTAATCCTTTAGGATGGTCTAATGCCTTTAACAAGTGGCGTAGTTTCAGTAGGTACAGCAGCAACACTTATAGATGGAACTGCCTCATCAAACCCAATACATTTACATATTCATAATAACGATAATTCAGACGCTATTTATATTGGTGGTTCAGATGTCACAACCACCACAGGTTTGCAATTGGTGAAACTTGATAGCCTTGATTTAATTTTAAGACCAGGGAACACAGTTTATGGAGTATCAACTAAATCAGGTCATTCTATTTCTTTTATAAAACAGGATAATTGATGCCTTATTTTATAACAGATGATGCTGATGGTTGTGATGGGTTTGCCACAATAAAAGAAGATGGCGAAGTTATTGGTTGTCATCAAACAAAACAGGAAGCCATTGATCAGATGGTTGCTGTTTCCATTGCTGAGGACATTGAACCTGGTGGTGAAAGAATTAAAAAAAAGAAAATGAAAATAAGTTATCGTGTTTTGCCTGACAATTACAGACCATCTTTGAGTGAGGATGTTCCAGAGGGTCGCGCTTGTGGTAATTGTATTTTTTACAAAGAAGATGATGTTAAAGAATTTGCTAATGGTGAACTTCGTGCTTGGTGTGAGAAATGGGATGATTATGTCAATGGTGCATATTATTGCAACGCTTGGCAACCTGAAGAGCAAATCGAAGAAGATTTAGAAGATCAATTGGATGAAGATTTAGAAAATGAGTTGGATGAAGAGTTACGCGCACCAGCCCCGAAGAAAGAGCAAATAAAAGGTAGCGATACAAATAAACCTGGTAGTGCAAAAGGTGGTGGCGCAGATATTGTTTTCAGCGAAGCCACAACAACTGCTCTAACAAATAAAGTTTCAGATCATAACGAAAGAATGACACAGTTATCAAAACCTGACTGGACAAGAACAACTTTGGGAACACTTAAATCTGTTTACAGAAGAGGATCAGGTGCTTATTCAACTTCTTTCAGACCAGGTGTTTCAAGAGCGGCTTGGTCAATGGCAAGAGTGAATGCTTTTCTTTATCTTTTAAGAAATGGCAGACCAGCGAATGCAAAATATGTTACTGACAATGATTTACTGCCAAGTGGTCATCCGAAATCATCTAGATCAATTGATGCAATGGCTGTTGAGGAAAGACAAGTTAATTTAACTCCACCCGCTTATATGCGTGCTGCTGCTCGCAGAGGGCTTGAGTTAAATCGTCAAGGTTTCGGTGGAGATGGTTTGACAGATAAAACTAAACAAGAAGCACGAGATATGGCTGATGGCCGTGTGTCTGAAGATAAGTGGCGCAGAATTGCCCCTTGGATTGCTCGTCATCTTGTTGATTTAGATTCACCTGATGCAAAACCAACTTCCGATAACTATCCATCTCCAGGAGTCGTAGCACATTTTCTTTGGGGAAGTGGAGCGACTAAAAGGGCAGCACAAAGAACTCTTGATTACGCCCAAGGAGTTGTTGAAAGATTAGATATGGAAGAAAATCAATCTCGCTGGTCCTCAGTTAATGTAAACTTAAATCACAATGAAAAGGAAAACCAAGTGAATAAAATTGAACGCAGAGTTAAAAATGATGTTGATTTTGAATTAAGACTTTTAACCACAGAGTCAGATGGAATGCAGTTCTCAGGATACGCAGCAGTTTTTGACAGCGACTCAGAACCACTACCTTTCATTGAAAGAATTTTGCCTGGTGCTTTCAAACGTTCACTTAAAGCACGCAACGAAGTTAAACTTTTCAAGAATCACAATATGGATGAAGTTTTAGCATCCACACGTTCAAAAACTCTAAGACTCACAGAAGATTCAAAGGGTTTATTAGCTGAAGCCACATTGCCTGACACAACCGCTGGTCGTGACTTGGCTGTGCTTATGAAGCGTGGAGATGTTCACTCAATGTCTTTCGGTTTCTCTGTACCACCTAAAGGTGATGTTTTCTCAGGTGATGGAATGACAAGACAGTTAAAAGAAATTCGTTTACACGAAGTTTCAATTGTTACAGGTTTTCCAGCGTACACAGCAACAACAGCCTCAGTAAGAAGTCTAGATATTCTTGCAACTAGAACCAATGTTGATATTGATGCCTTGGCTGACGCAATGGTAAAACTTGAAGCAGGCGAACAGTTACAAAACTCTGATGCTGATTTATTGCAAGAAGTTGTCAGCAAGCTAAGAGAAAACACTCCATCAACAGATGATCTGTTAGACCTTAAGCGTAAGCATCTAGACCTACTATTCAAGGCGGTATAACAAATGGAAAAAGATAAAATAAAAGACGCAATTCTTAAAACAGCAGGTTATCCACAATCAGGTGTTATCGCTGAAATGGCTGATGCAATGGCTGAAGCAATTGCTAATCTTGGCAAACCAATTGAAACCAAAAAATTTGAACCAGTCCAAGAAACCAGAATTACAGAAATAAAAGAGACACGTTAAATCTTTGTTAGACTAATAGTGGTTGCGTGGAAGCCACCACCATTTTTACTGTCGAGTGAGCCTCGCAGGTGCTCGTTACCAAAAACAATTATATAAGGAGTATTCGTGGAATACATTAAACAACAACACGAAGCACGTCAAAAGTCTTGGCACGAAGCCAAAGAACTTCTTGATAATGCTGCGTCAGAAAAACGCGATCTAACAGCAGAAGAAAACGAAAAATACAATCGTATCTCCGCTGATCTAGATGCACGCGCAAAAGTAATCGAAACCTTAAAAGCAGATGCAGATCGCGAAGTTCGCGCTGTCGAAGCAATGAGAGGTATGGAAAACCAAGCAAGACCAGTCGTAGAATCCGTACAAGAAAAAAATGATGCAGATGCCATCCGTGCTTTAGCACGCGGTGAAATCCGTTCATACAATTTCGAAAAACGCGATATTACAAAAGGTTCAACTGGTTCACCAGTTCCAACCTCTTTCTATGATCAAGTAATTTTACTTGCTCGTACAGTTGGTCCAATGTTAGAAACTTCAACAATTCTGAATACTGCTTCAGGTGAGAATTTACAAATCCCATCACTAAGCACATACAGCGTTGGAACTGTTACAACTGAGGGCAACGCAATTGGCGAAAGCGATCCAGTTTTCAATTCATTTAGAACTCTTGGTGCATACAAGTACTCATTCTTGACACAAGTTTCTAGAGAATTAGTTGAAGATGCAGGAATTGATATTTTGTCATTTCTTGCTGTTCAAACAGGAAACGCTCTTGGATTTGCAATCAATGAGGGACTAACAACAGGTACAGGAACAGTTCAACCAAACGGAATTGTTACTCGTGCAGGTTCAGCTGTAACTGGAACTTCATTAAATCCAACAGCAGATAACCTAATTGATTTGGTTTACTCAGTTGATACAGTAGGTCGCAGACTTCCTGGAACTGGTTTCCAAATGAACTCAAGTTCAATCGCAAACGTTCGTAAGTTGAAAGATAATGCTGGACAATATTTGTTCACACCAGCACTTTCAGCAGATGCACGCGATTTGTTACTTGGTTATCCAATATTCGAAAACCCAGCAATGGCTACAGCAGCATCAGCCGTTAAACCTGTGATTTTCGGAAACCTACCAAGTTATTATGTGCGTTCAGTTGGTGGAATTAAATTAGATCGTTCTGATGATTTTGCATTCAGCAATGATTTAATTACGTTCCGTGCGACAGCACGCTATGACGGAGACCTAATTCAAACAAGTCACGTCAAGTTCTTTAAGTCAAGCAACTCCTAAACCGAGTTTTTGATTTAATAAAAGTTCTGGGACACGGAGCGCAGGCCGTGTCCTAGACATAACTCGTCTCCTATCTGTAATAAGGTAGGAGACAACCTGCGAACATATGGAGTTCTTGCGTGAATCGTGAACAAAGAAGAGCATTAGAAAAACAAAGCAAAAATTCAAACGTACAAAATCTTGTACAACACCCAAGACGAATCCTCTGGGTATCAAACGCTCCTTGGGCCACAACTGGCTACGGACAACAAACAGCACAACTAACAACAAGACTTAAAGCCAATGGTGATGAAGTTGCCATTGCTGCAAATTATGGTTTAGAAGCAGCATCAACTGTTTGGAATAGTGCAGCGGGTGGCATTCCTGTTTATCCTCGTGGAACTGAAACTTGGTCTAATGATGTGATTCCTGCTCATATGTACGATTGGGCTTCTAGAGATAAAGATGCAGAACATTTATTGATGACTCTTTTTGATGTTTGGGTTTTCCGTGGTGACAAGTGGAAAGAGTTTCCTGTTGCTTCTTGGACTCCTATTGATCACACACCAGCACCACCTGAAGTTGCCGCTTGGTGCAGACTCCCAAATGTTTACCCAATTGCAATGAGCAAGTTTGGTAAAGCAATGTTAGAAAATGTTGGTATCCAATCTTGGTATGTGCCACACGCAATTGAACCTGTTTTCAAACCAACCAAAACTTTTAAGACCATTGATGGTGATGAAATGACTGGTCGTGAGTTTATCGGGGTAAGCGAAGATAAATTTATTGTTGGAATGAATGCAGCGAACAAAGGTGTGATGCCTAACAGAAAAGCGTTTGGCGAAAATCTTTTAGCCTTTTCAATGTTTGCACAAAAATATGATGATGCTGTTTTGTATATACACACTGAAGCATCTGGTTCTCTTGGTGGAATTAAATTAAATGATTTGATTTTGTCTTGTGGTATTGATCCTAAGAAAGTTATTTTTCCTGATCCTTATTTGTTACGTTCAGGAATCAGTCAAGACATTATGGCAAGCATTTATACAGCTATGGATGTTTTGCTTGCAACAAGTTACGGAGAGGGTTTCGGAGTTCCAACTTTAGAGAGCCTAGCTTGTTCTACACCTGTAATTGTTTCTAACTTTGCGGCCTCAACTGAACTGTGCGGTGATGGCTATTTAATTGGTGGGCAACCTCTTTGGGATGCACCACAAAAGGCTTGGTTTCATTTGCCATCTGTTCCAGAAATTATTGATGCACTAGAACAGGCGTATAACAAAGGCAGAGTCAAAAGTGAAAAGGCTGTTGAGTTTGCAAAACAATACAACGCTGATTTAGTTTTTGAAACACAATGGAAACCAACCTTAGATAGTATTTTGCAAAGAGTGGCTTCAGATGGGTCTAGAAACGCCTTAAACGGCAAAATTTAGCGTTTTATAGAAGAGGAGAACCTGTTTTGATACCAGCAATGATTGTTCCTGTTTTAACCAGGTATGAACTTTTAGACCGAATGATTCAATCCATAAATTACCCAATCAAGGACTTGGTGATTGTTGATAATGGGGCTAAACAACAAGACTGGTCTCCAACTTGGAATCAATGGGTAAACAAAATTTGGCATCTTAAATTCCCTAGCAACCTTGGTGTTCCTGGTTCTTGGAATCTTGGAATCAAATCTTTACCTTTTGCTGATTATTGGTTGGTAACAAATTTTGATGTTGAGTGGGGTGGGGACTCCTTAAAGATGTTTCAAGAAATTTCCAGAAAAGATAAATTGGTTTTATCAAATGGTTCACCTGCTTGGTGTGCTTTTTCTTTGGGTTGGGAAGTTGTGCAAAAGGTCGGATTGTTTGATGAATCTTTTGTTCCCGCATATTTTGAGGACAATGATTATCAAAGGCGTTGTGAGCACAAAAATATAGAAGTGTTAAGTTCTTTTATTCCTCTAGCTCACGATAATTCTTCAACTTTAAATGCTGGTTTCAGGAAACAAAACGATTTATCTTTTGAAGCCAATTCGCAATACAACGAATACAAAATCAAAACAAAAGACTTTACTGAGGGAAAATGGTCAATTAAGCGTAGGAGACAATTAAGTTGGGATTAAAAGTTTATACTGGCGGAACTTTTGATTTGTTTCATTCTGGACACGTTAATTTTTTGAAGCGCTGTCAGCAGATTGCTGGTGTGGATGGTCTGGTTGTTGTGGCTTTGAATACTGATGAGTTTATTTATGATTACAAAAAGAAGAAACCTGTATTGACTTTTGATCAGAGAAAAGATGTTTTAGAGTCTTGTAGATACGTTAGTCAAGTTGTTGCAAACGTGGGTGGTTCGGATTCTAAAAAAACTATTGAAATGCTTGACTCGGTTGATGTGATTGCAATTGGTTCTGATTGGGCGAGGAAAGATTATTATGCTCAGATGGAGTTTGATCAAGATTGGTTAGATGAAAAAAATATTAGTTTGATTTACATTCCCTATACCAAAGGCATTTCGAGCACATTCATTAAAGGCAATTTGTGATTGTTGTTGCAACAACTCCTGGTAGGGAGAACTGGTTAAAACAATGCTTGGAGTCTATTGAAAGACCAGTTATGGTTTTATCGGATTTTACGTTTGAATTAGGTAAAATTAAGTGGGTGTTTGAGAACACAAAAATTGAAAGGTTTATGTTTTTACAGGATTCAGTTGTAATCAAAAATCAGAAAATCTTTGAACTTTTGGATGACGATAAAGGTTCAATTGCTTTGACTAATGATCCTTGTATGTATGGGATGTATCTAGGTGTTTACGAAAGAAAGATTTTACAAATGGTTGATATTCCGCTTCCGAAATTAAAAGCCGAATCTATTGCGTTTGAACTTTCTTGGACTGAAAGCTACTGTCGAGCCGCAAGAAACGTACGCTTGGCTTTCACGGATTTTACTGATTCAAGAGCGAAAAGAAAAGAAGTTCTTTTTGGTAGGGAGAATCTTGTTTTGGAGAATGAGTTTTTAATCAAATACAAAGGAAACTGGGGTCAGGTTTAGTACACTAAACTAAGACTTAGAACTTAGGAGTTATTTTGGCAATTACAAACGGATACGCCTCTTTAGCAGAGGTCAAAGCCGCGCTTCGTATAACAGATTCAATTGATGATTCTTTATTGGAGATGGCTGTTGAATCAGCCTCAAGACTTATAGACGGATTTGCGGCAAGACAATTTTATTCTCAAGGTACTGCTACAAGATATTTTGTTGCCCAAGATGATTTCGTTGTTGAAGTTGATGATCTTTCGAGTGGAACAGTAACAATTACAACAGCCCAAGATGCTGATGGTGTCTTTGATACAACTTGGGGTACAGATGATTATCAACTTGAACCGCTGAATGGTGTTCTTGATGGTATTCCTTGGCCTTTTAATCAAATTCGCGCAGTCGGAGATTATTTATGGCCTATCAGCGGTGGAGAAGCGTTAATTAAAGTTGTTGGTGTTTATGGTTGGCCCTCTATACCAATTGCAATTAAACAGGCTTGCATTATTCAAGCATCAAGAATTTACAAACGTTTAGACAGCCCTATGGGAATTGTTGGCTTCGGAGATATGGGAGCAATTCGCGTATCTAATCAACTTGATCCAGATGTAGCACAACTTGTTATGCCATATAAAAGAATGCGAACATTCATTTAATGGCCTCAGTATCCGAGTTAAGAACAGGCATTGCAAATAACCTTGCGACAATAACTGGTTTGAGAACTTCTGCTTTTATGCCAGACAACCCAAATCCCCCAATCGCTGTTGTAATGCCCTCCAGCATTTCCTATGACGACACTTTTAATAGAGGGATGCAAACATATGTTTTCAATGTGTTGGTCATTGTTGGCAGAGTTGATGAAAGAACCGCTCAATCAAACCTTGATGCTTTTGTTTCGGGCACAGGATCATCCAGCGTAAAAAGAGCAATTGAGGTAGATAAAACTCTTGGTGGCAAAGCCTTTGATACCAGGGTTACTGAGATGAGAAATTACGGACAACTATCTATACAAGATATACTTTATCTCACAGGAGAATTTACAGTTCTCGTGTACGCAGACTAGGAGAAATATAAATGGCAAAATTTGCTGCAACAGATTATTTTGTTTCCATCAACGGAACAAACTTTTCTACAAGCTTAAACTCAGTTGAACTCGCAATCGAGGCTGACGATTTAGAAACAACCGCTTTTGGTGAAACTTTCAGAACCAGAATCGGTGGATTAAAACAAGCATCACTAACACTAAACTTTATGCAAGACTTTGCAGCAGGTTCTGTGGATGCAGTACTTTCACCATTGCTTGCAACATTGGCAACAGTTGTGATCAAACCAACCAGCGGAACAGTAACTGCAACTAACCCAAGTTACACAATGACAGCATTAGTAACTCAATACAGTCCGTTTGCTTCATCCGTAGGCGATATTGCAAGCCTAAGTGTAACTTTCCCAATTTCAGGAACAGTAACCAGGGCCACAGCCTAAAACAAAAAAAAAGGAAACAAATGAAAATCAACTTGCGCGTGAAATACAATGATGGTGTTTCAAAAGAAATAGTTTGTTCAGCAAGAGACTTAGTTGCGTTTGAGGAAAAATACAGCAGGTCAGTTGCAAAACTCGAATCAGAGTTCAAATTAACTGATCTGCTTTTCCTAGCGTGGCATAGTGAAAAAAGAACCAACGCTGTCAAAAAAGAATTTGATAACTGGTTAGATGAAGTTGATGAGATTGGTGTAAGCGAACAAGACCCAAAATAAAGCCGCTGGGAGAGAACTCTCAGCATTGGTTCATTGCTTATCTTTCCTGCGAAACAGGAATTGCTCCCTCTTTGCTATTACAAGAGAGTGATCGTATGCTTTTCACAATGGGTATGTATCTGCGTTGGAGAGCAACAGAACAAAACAAGAGGTAATTTTTGGTTAATTTATCTGTAACGACAGAGGTTCGCGGTTTACGAGAAACCCTTTTAGAACTTAAACAATTAGATAAGACTCTTTACGATCAACTTAATACTGATGTAAAAAATTTTGCTTTACCTTTTGCTTTGAGTATTCAAAATGCTTTACCTAGAAGTGCACCATTATCAGGTTTCACCCATAATGGGGCAACCGCTTTCAGAACTTCAGATAACAAAGCCGAAGTTAAAACAAGTACAAAAAAACCAAGTGCAGGCAAACCAACTTCCCTTTTGAAAGTCATTATCAAAGGACGTGGGATGGCCATTGTCGATATGGCTGGACGTAAAAAAACTTCAGGTAGAGTTTCTGGTCGTTCAAAATCATTCAATCGCAGACCAAATGGTTATTCCCTCAATGGACAAGGAACAGCTTTAATCAGGAACTTAAACAGAGTTTCTGGTGCATCACGTTTTATTTGGCCTGCCGCTTTGAAAAATCAAAAATTGATTGATAATAGTATTGAGCGATCTTTACAGGAAGCATCCGCAAAAGTAAACAGGAATTTATTGGTGGTTAAATAATGGCAATTATTGTCCCGATTCTTACGCAGTTTGATGACAAGGGAATCAAGTCTGCTATCAGAGAATTTGAAAGAGCCAAAACAGGTTTAGATAAATTTGGTGCTTCAGGAAAAATCTTTACACAATTTGGTGAATCTTTAACAAAGAATCTTACAATCCCAATTTTGGGTGTTGGTGCGGCTTTAGGTGTGTTTGTCAAAGATGCTATTGAGGCTGAGGCAGCAACTTCAAGACTTAGACAAATTCTTTTAACAACTGGTGGTGCAACACAACAAGGTGTTGATGCGTTACTTAAACAGGCTTCGGCTTTAGAAAAGGTTGGTGTTGCTTCTAGGGAAAGCATTGTTACAACACAATCACAGTTAGCAACTTTTGATTTACAAGGTGAGACAATTCAAAAACTTACACCAGCAATTTTAGATTATGTGCTTGCAGAGAAAGGCGCTTCTGCTACTGGTGAAGATTTCAAGTCAATGACAAATGGTTTGGCCCAAGCATTGAACGGCCAGTTTGCTTCTTTGACAAGAGTTGGATTTGTTTTAGATGAGGATACTAAAAAGAAAATTGCCAACGGAACAGAATCCGAACGTGCTGCTGCACTCGTTGAAGTTCTTAACTCAACATACAAAGGTTTCAATGAAGCTTTAGCGCAAACCCCAGAGGGAAGAATCATTCTCTTGGGCAGAGAATTTCAACAAATCAAAGAAGATATTGGATCAGTTCTTTTGCCTGTGGTGTTACAAGTTAGTGATGTTATCAAGAATCAAGTCATTCCTGAAATACAAAAATTGGTTGATAAATTCAAAGCACTAAGTCCTGAAACAATTAACACAGGACTAAAGATTCTTGGCTTGCTTGCTGTTCTTGGGCCATTGTTAATTGTGATTGGAAAGATTATTGGGGCAATTCAAATATTCATTGGGGTTTTCAAAGTCCTTTCAACAGTCTTACTGACAAATCCTGTTTATTTAGTAGCCGCTGGTATAGCCCTTTTAGTTGTTGCTTTGATTCACGCATTTCAGACTTCAGATAAATTCCGTCAAGGTATTCAAAAACTTGGTAATGCTTTCATTGTTTTTGCTGAAACAGGAATAAATTTTGTTATTAGTGAAATGAATCGTTTTATAGACGGAATGAACATAATCATCAAAGTTTTGAAAATGTTTGGTGTTGATGTTAATGAAGTTGGCAAGATTGCCCCTGTTGCTTTCAAACGAATAAGTCTTTCCACAGTTGAGGCTTCAAATAATATGGGTGCTTTAGCAGCACAAACAGATACATTAAGCACAGACATTTCTACTCAACTTGTACCAAGTGTAGCTAATATGAATAAAGGATTAGAGAAGTCATCTGAAGAACTTAAAAAAGTTAAAGATGCTGCAAAGAACGCTGCACAAGTTGTTGTGGATAATCTTGAGAACGCTTTACGAAAAGCAGAATCAGCATTGGAAGATGTGCGTGGAAAATTCAATAACTTTAAGACAGCAATTGGAAGCACCATTTCTGGAATCCTTAATTTCGGCAAAGCCGCTGAATCAGAAAATTTCTTAAAAGGTTTAGCAGATCAAGCAACTCAAGCAACACTTTTTGCTGACAAAGTCAAACAATTGGTTGTTCTTGGATTGAATGAACGTGGTATCAGACAAGTTCTTGATGCAGGTTTTGAGGCAGGTTCAAAGATTGCTGACAACATAATAAGTGGTGGTGCAACTGTTGTTCAGCAGGTAAATACTTTAGTTGATTCAATTTTTAACGTTGCTGAACAAGTTGGTGAATTTGGTGCTGTTGCTTTTTATGATGCTGGTGTCAAACAAGCAGAGGCAATGGTTGATGGAATTAAAGTTGCTTTAGAACGAGCACGCGGTGAACTTAAATCAATTGTTGATAGTTTAGGTACAGGTCAAGGTGCTGGTGAAACAGTTGCAGCAGGCGCAGAACCAACACCACCGCCACCAAAAGCAGAACAGAAAAAACTTTTAACACCTAAACAATTTGAAATTGCTTCCAATTTAACAAAACAATTTGGAACAGCAGCAGGTTCGTATCAAGCCTTGGCTTTTGCATTACAGAATAAAAGTATTCGTATGGCTAAAGGTGGAATTGTTACAGGACCTACCAACGCAATTATCGGAGAAGCAGGACCAGAGGCCGTTGTTCCTTTATCTGGTGCTAACTCAGCAAAACTTGGTACAACTTACAACATTGTTGTTAATGCTGGAATGGGAACTTCAGGATCACAAGTTGGAAAAGAAATAGTAGATGCAATAAAAAGATTTGAAAAGACTTCTGGTCCAGTCTTTGCGAGCGCATAATGTCAATTCCTGCAACAACTGTTGAATTAGGTTTTGATTTATCTGCTCTTGGTGGACCTTTCTTTATTCTTGATGATGCTGTTCAAGGTGTTTTAGATAATACGGAATATACACTTGGCGGAACGTTGTTTTATGACGTTTCGGAGTATGTGCGTTCTGTTTCAGTTAGACGTGGTAAATCACGACAGTTAGATAGATTTACTGCTGGTGGTGCTTCAATTGAATTGAATAATAATTCTAGGGCTTTTGATCCTGAGAATCTTGCAAGCCCTTTCTATGGGCAAATCATTCCTAAAAGAACTATCAAAGTTGAAACAGGTGGTTCAGCAGTTTTTTATGGCGTTGTGGATGACTGGAATCTAAATTACGATTTATCAGGTCTTTCAACCACTAATGCTGATTGTGTTGATGGTTTCACTTTGTTGGCTCAGAGAGCATTGTCCGCACATACAGCAACCTCACAACTAACTGGTGCAAGAGTGAATGCTGTTTTGGATAGATCAGAAGTTGATTGGCCGTCATCTTTGCGTGATATTGATACTGGTTCACAATTATTGCAAGCAGATGTTGTAGCAGACGGAACAAATGTTTTAGAGTATTTGCAAACTGTAACCAATACTGAACCTGGTTCAATTTTTATTGGCTCTGATGGTTTCATTGTTTTCAAAGATAGAACTGTTGCTCCTATTTCTGGTTCTCAAGTTGTTTTTGCGGATGATAATTCTGGGGTTCAATTCAGCGAAGTGCAAGTGATTTATGGTTCAGAACTTTTGTATAACTATATTCAGATTCAAAGAAACAATGGTGGAACAGCCATAGCCCAAGATAATGATTCCATTAACAGTTATGGTCAGCAGGCTTTGATCCAGTCAGGTTTGTTGATGAACTCTGATGCTGATGCTTTATCTTTAGCAAACTATTTGTTGGGTGAGTTGTCTGAACCTGAGTATCGTTTTGAGACCCTCACAGTCCAATTAGAGGCTTTATCTGGGGTAAATCAAACTAAGGTGCTTGGATTAGAAATTGGTGATGTTTGCCAAATAAAATTCACACCTAATAATGTTGGAACGCAGATAGACAAATTTGCTTCTATTATTAGAATTGATCACGATATACAACCAGCATCACACAGCATTACTTTCGGATTCCAAACCTTAGATTATGCTAGCCTTGTGCTAGATGATCTTGAGTTTGGTATCTTAGATACAGGCAGACTAGGGTTTTAAGGAGTTTTAATGGGTTCTGGTTACAGAACGTTTACAGCAGGAGAAGTTTTAACTGCATCTAATGTTCAAAATTATTTGCAAGATCAAGCCGTTATGGTTTTCGCTGGTACTGCTGCTCGTTCATCTGCTATTGGTACAGCAAACTTTGAAGAGGGAATGCTCACATATTTAACTGACGTTGATAAACTTCAGGTTTACACAGGTGCAACTTTTGCTGATGTGTATCCAGCAGCTGCTTCTACTCAAGGTTTAACTCTGATCAATACAACTAGTTTTAGTGGAGTAACCAGCGTATCTTTACCAGCAAGTACTTTTACTACAACTTATGACAGATATTTAATTAAAGGCAATTTAAGTTGTTCTAATGCCACTGTAGATATAAATGGCAGATTACGAACAGCAGGAACAGATAATTCAGGAACAATTTATAATTATCAGTACCTTAGTTCGAGTGGAGTTGGTGTTGGCGCAGGGCGTGCAACTTCTCAAAATTTAATTAGTGGAATGGGTGGTTATTATCCAACAGCAGGTAGAGACAATTCTGATATCAACATTGAAATTCGCAAACCTGCTCAAACAGATTACACATTAGGATATTACCAATATCCAACAGTTACAGAAGGCAACATTGGTCAAATTCTTTATTTGTTTGGAACAACTGGAACTACATCATTTGATTCGCTGAGTTTAATTGCAAGTGCTGGAACAATTACAGGCACTATTTATTGTTACGCATATAACGATTAAGGAACAATAACAATGGCTAAAAAAGAAGAAACAATTAAAATACAAGATGGTGAAACAGTTATTGAACTTACTGGGGATGACAAAGAAACTTTTATTGCCGATAGAGAGCAAATGGTAGAAGCCAAAGCATTACTTGAAAGCGAAGCACAAGCCAAGAAACAAGCGCGTATTGATGCAATAACTAAATTAGGTCAGGCTTCAGGATTAACAACAGAAGAAATAGAATCAATCTTAAATATTTAGTATTGAGTTAATTTCTGCTTCAGATAGACCAGATGCTGCACCTAGTTTGGTAATCGCATCTATTCTTAGTTGCTTCTTTGCCTCATACTCGGCTTCAAGTATCGCTGATTCTTGGATACGAATTTCTCTTTCAGCGATAAAGGCTTCTTTTTCAGCACCTAAAAGTTCAACCACTTCATCATTAAAACCAATAAGAATTTTTTCTGTTTTATTTAGCGTAGCCATACACACTCACAGTTCCTGTCATTGTTCCTGATACTGGATAAATTCTTATTCCATCAAATTGGCTTGTGAGTCCGTGATTCAAAGATACAATATTTAATGTATTTGCCCCACGACTTTGCGTTGCAATACCTGTTGTTATTTCTGCAACATTTGGTCCACCAAGTTCAATTACTATTTGAGATTTGTTTGAAAATGTTTCAGCAATAAACCAATCGGTAGTAAAAGTACGGGCAGCACTTACTGAAGTAAGGTCTCCTCTAACTGTTTGATAACCATAATCTGTTGCAATAGTTGTACCAGCAACTCTGCCTTGCATTTTTATGTCGCCACCCGAATGTGATGCTCTAATAATAATTTTGTAATTTTCATAAGTTGAACTAAAAAGTGAATCAACATTTTGAGCCGCTACTGCACTAATCCTAATTAAATTTATGCTAAATTACATTCAAGCAAGTTAAGTTCCTGCGCTCAAACAACGCAGGAGACAAAATGCGTTTCAAAATAACTGCAATAACAATCACTTGCGCACTAATCGCAACACCAGCAATCGCATTCACAGAACCATACCCAGGAAGTTATCGCGAAACACGCGACATAACTTGCCCTGCACAATACCCAATCAAAACAGGTGAGGGTGTAATGGGTGGTGGCTACATAACAACCTGCTGGACACAACAAGCCTGGAATCTACAAATGGCAGGTGGAGATGATTGGACAGCGTGGCTTAACGGCACATACACGCCAGCACCAACACCAACACCAACGATCACAATCACACCTGAACCAGTTGTGGTTGAGCGCGTAGTTGAGCGCGTAGTTTCTGGTGGCACACAAATTGTTGTGAAAGAAGTTCCAGTAGCACAACCTGAGTTATCTACTGCTAAAAGCATCAGAGCAGAAATAAAAAGGTTAAAGAAAGAAATAACAAAACTCACAAAGAAATTAAACAAACTGAAGAAAGATAAGTAAACAAATTATGGAGCAAGAACAGCCTTGGTTTACGATTGAAGAAATACTAAGTGTTTATGAAAAACGTTTTATTGTTTTAGGTCATAAAAGACAACTTTGGCTGACTGATAAACATTTAATAAATCGGATCAACAAGATTGTTCATCCACAATTTGCAACAACAGAGGATTTAGAAGCAGCAGTTATGCTGTCACCTGCGCAATCCACACGCAAAGGAAATATCAACCGATACAAGATGATTTATCGTCACTTGATGTATTTGAAACTTATTCCTGAACGTGAATCACCAGCAGAAAAACTACCTAAATTACGTAAACCAAAATCAATGCCAAGACCTTTTACCCATACCGAGGTGGCTTTAATTATGAAAGAAGCCAAAGAACCTCAAAGGCATTGGTTCATACTTTCGTGCTTCGCAGGCTTGAGGGCCGCAGAAATTTCTTTATGTTCAGGTTCTGACCTTGAAGAAGTTGGTGATAGTTATATGATCCGTATTCCTAAAGGCAAAGGAGATACAAATCTGGCTTTACCAGCGCATCCTGTGGTTGTCGAAATGATCAAATCGTATAACACTTTTGGTAGGTTATGGCCAACAATGAAACCTCACTCATTATCTGTTGCCGCTTGTAAAGAATTAAAAAGATTAGGTATAAACAAAAAGTTGCATTCTGGTAGGCACTATTTTGCAACAAGTGCTTATTCTGTTTCCAATGGAGATATTTTGGCTGTATCAAAATTGATGAGACACGCATCACCTGCAACCACAGCGATTTATGCTGAGTTGGCCTCACCTGTTGCAAAAGCCGTTGTAAACGCAATGCAAACTCCAGGTATAGAATAGAACTAAGAACCTGCGCAAACACCATTGAAAGGTTCTTTATGAATTTGAAAATTACAAAAGATGTTATTTTAAGAAGCGTTGCTTTGTTTTTAGTTACAGCCTTACCTGCTATCGGTGCAGGATCATTTATTGGAGTTGAACCTATCAATTCTGCTGTTATTGCAGGGGCATTAGCCGTGAGCCGTATTGTTACAGATTTGGCCAAAGCATTTTTGGATGATGGAAAATTAACGCAAGAAGAAGTTGATGCCATATTCAAAAAGGCTAACAAAAAAGAAGAAACCAAGTAACCTTGTATATCCAATGGAAAGACGACAAAG